ATCTTTGCCACTTAGATACTTACACATATCCATACGAATCGGATGAGTATCTCGTGACCCAACAAAAGAAGCAAAGATGGTTTTTTCTTTATTTGGAATCCATTCTTTTGGGATTGAACTACAAATCAAAGGGATTGGAATAATATTATCACCTTCACGATTCCCACCAGCAGAGAAAATTAAAGTATCTTTTGGAAATTTTTCAAAAGGTCCATCATCAAATTGCGATACCGTGAAATATTTTCCATCCGAATCTAACACATTATCCAACTCTTCTTGAATATTTTCATACTGTTGTCCTGCAAACATTGAATTGCAGAAATTATTAGTCCAGAAGACATCAATATATTCTCTATCCGATTGAATATTTTCCTCATTCCATCTTTTAAAGAAATATTCCTCAAGATATTCTCCAGTATGATAAGGGGGATATGTGGGTGATATTGATGCAGGTCTTAATGCATCATTTTTCATAAGTACCATAATTTTTCCTCCTTAAACTTTTCAATTTTAGTGCCTACACCAACCATCCAATTATTATGAACAATAAAAGCATTTTTCTTTTTTCCTTCAGTATAATATGCATACCCATTTGGAAACAAGTCACGATTTAGGATAGCAATATTTTCTGGATATTTGTTAATTGCTACATCATTAATAATTAGTTGATCGTCCTGCCCCTCAGAAGAAGCACAATCGTTTATCATCTGTTCACATTCTTTACTTTCATTGAAAACCATAAATCCAGAACACAAAGTAGATCCAGGAGAATCTCCCTGAAAAAGAACTTCTTCGTGTCCTGAGATATATTCAGTCGGATTTTCAACAAATACAATATCAGTATCAACCCAACATAAGTTTTTGTGTTCTTGATAAATTTTTTGAATAATGCTCCATTTATTTTTTACAATATTTCTAAAACCACTATTTTCATCAAAAGTCCAATTTTGATATTCAACTACTGGTTGGTCAACATAAAGAAAAGCATTTTTATATTCATTTAGATTTTCATATGCATTATTGTCTAAGCAAGCAATATAAAAATCATTTACATCAATTCCTACTCTTTCTGCAGAAATTAACATATTTTTGCAAATGTCTATGCATCCACTATTCAAGAATGTTAAAAATTTCATTTATTTAATATTTCATTCAAAGATAAATTTTTTCCCACATTTTTCCACCAATTTAAAACTTTATGATAAGAATCAATATGATGACCTTTATGTGTTTCTTTATATAGTCCAGCATCTTCTCCCCAATATTTTGATTTCCTATCAAAAAACGTAGTAGTAAATTTTATTTCTTCTACGAATAAAGGAAGAACATAAACATTATATTCTAAATTTTGACTATCTACAACACTTTTTGGTGAATAATAAATCAAATGTTCTGCCAAAGGAACCCAATCATTATTATTCGGAAACTCCAAAAGAAATTTATCTTCTTTCATAAAAGTATCAATTAAAACTTTTGCAAACTTTCTTGTGACAATATAAGCACCAACAGAAAAATCATCCCAAGTTCTTCTTCTCAATCTAATATCATCAGAATTTTCACTTGCACACATTAATTGAATGCAATCCCAATCTTTTGGTAGATTTTCAATAAATTCTTCCCAAGTAAAATTCCAATATTGAATAGTTTCTAAACTCAGATCATCTTCACAAAATAAACCATAAGGTTCATTAGTATTATTATACCAATAATTTATCATTCTAAGATGTGAAGTTATTGCTCCCTTTGTTCCATCATCAATATAAAATACTTTAGAACCTTCAATTATATCATTTGTATTTTCAAATCTATCTGATAAAAGAAATTGAAATGATTGAATATTATTTTCTAAAAATTGTCTTTTTATATTTTCTTGACGATCTTTGCTTTCTTTTAGACTCGCACAATAAATCGTTGGAAAATTATGATTGTGCATAATTTTTATACCATTCGTAAGTTTTTTCAATACCATCACGAAGACCAATCTTAGGTTTCCATCCAAGTGATTTAATCTTATCCACATTAAGAACTTTACGTGGAGTTCCATTTGGTTTAGTGAAGTCCCAAGAAATCTCTCCAGGAAAACCAACTACATCCGAAATAATATTTGCAAGTTCCCATATTCTAACATCTTCACCAGTACCAACATTAATATGCTCTAATTCATCATAACTCTGCATACAGACATAACATGCCTCTGCTAAATCATCAACGTGCAGAAACTCTCTCATTGCAGAACCATCACCCCAGAGTTTTACGGATGGTCCATACCAAGGACCACCATAATCAATTACATACCCATCTTCCTTTGCCTTATGAAACTTAGCAATCATTGCAGGAAGAACGTGTGAAGTTTCCAGATTGAAATTGTCATTAGGTCCATAAAGATTGGTAGGCATCAGAGAGATAGCATTAAAACCGTGCTGTTGACGGTATGCTTGACACATCATAATACCAGCAATCTTGGCAATTGAATAGGAATCATTTGTCGGTTCCAGAGGACCAGTCATCAATTGGTCTTCTGCAATTGGTTGAGTTGCAAACTTAGGATAAATGCAAGATGAACCAAGAAACAACAGTTTCTTTACACCAAAGTTATAAGACTGCTGAATAAGATTAGTTTGTATTTGGATATTCTCAGTCAGAAAGTCTGCCTTATAGTTGTTGTTTGCCATAATACCGCCAACTTTAGCAGCAGCAACAAACACGTATTCAGGTTCTTCTGAGCAAAAATACCTTTCGGTTTCATCTTGATTCGTGAAATCTACATCATCACGAGTTCCTTTGATGATGTTAGTATAACCTTTACTTTCAAGATTTCTAACAATTGCCGATCCAACCATTCCGTTGGCACCAGCAACCAATATTTTAGAATTATTGTCCATGAATACACATATCCTCGACTAATTGCTCAAAAGAAATTTTAGGTTCCCAACCTAATTTTTCCTTTGCTTTTGTAGCATCACCTAATAAAGTCTCTACTTCAGTCGGTCTAAAATATTTAGAATCAACACGAATGATTGGTTTTCCACTAAACTTTTCAACTCCAACTTCATCCAATCCTTCACCTTTCCATTCAATATGAAGACCAAAATAAGGACCGGCAGCATTTACAAATTCTTTAACTGAGTATTGTTTCCCTGTTGCAATTACATAATCATCAGGGTTATCTTGCTGAAGCATTAACCACATTGCTTCCACAAAATCTTTTGCATGTCCCCAATCTCTTTTAGCATTTAAATTACCAAGATATAAACAATCTTGAAGTCCGACAGAAATTTTAGATAATGCTCTTACAACTTTTCTTGTAACAAATGTCTCACCCCTGCGAGGAGATTCATGATTAAAAAGAATCCCCGTGCAAGCATACATTCCATATGCTTCACGATAATTTTTAGTAATCCAATACCCATAAACTTTAGCACACCCATAGGGAGAACGAGGATAAAATGGTGTTGTTTCCTTTTGTGGTATTTCTTGAACCAATCCAAACATCTCAGATGTAGATGCTTGATAGATACGAACTTTATCCTCCATCCCAAGCAAACGAACTGCTTCAAGAATACGAAGAGTCCCCAATGCATCTGTTTGTCCTGTATATTCAGGCATCTCAAAAGAAACCTTCACATGACTCTGAGCACCTAGATTATAAATCTCATCTGGTTGAACTTGCTTAATCACCCTTACAAGATTTGTTGAGTCTGTGAGGTCTCCATAATGCAATTTAATGTGATTGTAAATATGATCAATTCTATAAGTATTAATAAGAGAAGACCTCCTAATAATACCATGAACTTCATATCCTTTTCCTAAAAGTAATTCAGCAAGATAAGAACCATCCTGCCCAGTAATGCCAGTGATTAATGCTATTTTCATGAAAAAAATATTACTTTTTAGGTGATCTGTGAATTATCATTATACCAATAATTGGAGCAATAGTCAAACCTGCTCCACAAAGTCCTAACCATATTGGACTATCTGCAAGTGCTTCTACAATATGAAAAATCATTGTGGATATGCGTGATTGAGTGCCCAAACAATGAATAGTCCGATTATACCAAAAATAATCATTGCTGAAAATATTGTGCTACTCATATTTTCTTTTTCCATATAAAAAGATTAGTTTAGAGTAATTTTAAGAAATGGAAGTAATGGTGGAATAACACCAATCAACCTTAAAAGTCCCTCAGCAAATAGAGCAAGAACCACCCAACCGACGCACATACTAATGATAGAAGCATTACGGTTGTGTCTTCGTATAGAAGCATCGATCATCTCCTGAACTTCTGTGCGTGTAATAAACTCTTCTTGCTCATACATCATTTTTCATCACCAAGAAACTTTGCCAGAGGATCTCTTCTGGTCTTTACAATTTCAACTGCCCTCTTGTAGAACATATTGTCAGTATTGCCAGAAGATTCAAAAGTTGCCTTAATCTTCACCCAATTATCATAGGTGTGCTGATCCATAGGGTTTTAAGTTGAATATTATTAGTTATAATAATCAGCACATTATGGTTGTCAAGTTTGTGTTGATTACCAAACAGACATTAAAAAAATGTAAAGTATTTTACAAAACTTATATCAACGAACTTCAAAATCCAATCGTCCTACTTTCCTTTGACGACGTGCTTCTTGCCAAGCAATGTCTTCATTTGTCAATACATTATTTTTTTCTTTGGTGTGAAAAAAATTCAGCATTACTATATTAGATAAATCTAATGCTGTAATGACTCCACCACGAATAGTTGCCATATTTGGACAACCACAAGTTATAGTTTTTATTGGATGCCCCTCCAATTCTTTTCCACAAGAACGACATCTAATTTTTATATTTTCCATATTCCAATCCTATAAATAAATTTCAAAATATTTTACTTATTTATACTAGTTAAAAAAAACCACCCCAGAAAGGGGTGGTTCCAATCATCTTATGAGTACTTATCAAAACCTAAAAGTCGTCTGAATCACACCACCATAGTTATCTGAAGCATTCTTGAGTCCTTGATTGTTGGAAACATAAAACACAGCAGGAGTGATGCTAATGTTATCGCTGACTTTGTAACGATAGAAAGCTTCCCACATCAGAGCCTTCTGACTATCAGTAAGTGAAGCAGCATTACCAGGAGCACCGATGGCAAAACCAGCAGCATTTCCCTTAGCAAACACATCACTCCACTGAAGACCAGCAAACCAGGTCTGGGAGTTGGTAGCACCAGTAGGAGTTGTCTTACCAAGAGAATTCAGGCTAACATCATTCCAACCATAAGCACCTGAGATTGAAGGTACAATACCAGACTTCTTAGGTTGCCAGTAAGCATTGATAGCATAGCTGTTGGAAGATTGACCAGAAGCAAGAGCACCAGAACCACCGTTAATAGCATTGAAGGTACGAACACGAGTGCCTTCGGTTCCATAACGATAACCAAATGCAATACCATACTGAGGAGCACGATAACCAATCTGAGCAAGAGTGTTCAGAGCACCAGTCTCATCAAATTGACCCTTGGAACTATCATTACCATTCTGAGCAACATAGTTCAGACCAGCAACAATACCACCCTTCTTACCAGGTTGAGCATACTGAATACCAAAACCAGAACCAGTTGCCTTGTTATAGACACCAGGAGCACCAGCAACAGCAAAGAAGTCCAGAATATCAGACTTGTAAGCACTAGGAGTCCATGCCATCTCAGTGTTACGAACCAGAGCACCGGCAGTCAGAGTCACACCTTTAGCAAGTGCGGGGAAACTGTAGTAAAGACGGTCAAGTTGCACTGCATTTGCAAGACTTTCTGCCTTGTCCAGTTTGAACAGAGAAGAAGAAGAACCAAAAGGTTGTGAAGAGAAGTTGCCAGAACGCAGACGAGTCTTCAGCAAATCCTTACCAGTGAAGGAAGTATCAAAGTTTAGACGAACATCATAGTTGAATGCAGTATTTCCAACATTGGTTCCATTAGCAAGACGAGCACCTTCTACACCACCAAGAACAAAGGTTGCTTCACCTTTGAGTTTGGTAGTAGTAGAAAACTGAGTTGCCTGAAGTTG